CTCGCTTAAAGTTGATGTGTTCGTTGTGGGTAACTACTCACACCAAGGGTGTAGGACTGCTGCTGAACTACGTGTCAAGCGCGACGAGGGACTCGATGGTGTGTCCACCGAGCATCGTCACAGCGGGGGCGGGTTTGGTGAATAGCTTGCCCTTTTTGCCCACGAACGTGTAGTTCGTGAGCCAAGCCTTGCAAGACTCAGCTACTCTCCCATACTCGTATAGGACGTCCTCATAAGCGACGTCGTACACATCACGCGTGAACGTGACCATTGCCTCCTCGCTGAGCGGAACAGTCTCCCTGACTGCGCGCTCGACCTCTTCTACCCCCCCTATTTCGGCGAGACGCGTTGCCGTCCCCTCAAAGTAGGGTTTGTCGCATAGCGACTGGGCTGTCTCCAACAGCACTTCTCTCAAACCAGGTGCGTACCGGTGCTCATACGCGGCAGAGTAGTATTTACCTGCCATGTACGCTTTGTCATCGACAGCCGTGTTCTGGTTGGCACGGATGTTGATCTTGGCGAGCACGCGCCCGAACTGCGGAACCGGACGAACTCTTCCCTTGTCACCCACATAGCGCTTCCTGTAGAAGGTGCCATGATGCCGGGTCGGCGCCTTGAAGACCTTAGCCTCCATGCCGGAGGAGGCTACCACCGCTGGTATAACCTCGACCATCTTGTCGGCGCTCTCCTTGGACATGATGCCTAAGAAATCGTCCCCCCCATGAATGTGGGTGCTCTCACTGACGCCAGCCTCTAGCGCACACGCTAGAAGCTGTACGGCCCCGACGTACGAATTGCCTGTGGTGGTGGTGCTCTCACCTGACCACCGCTGGCCCTTGACAGTGGCCTCGATCCCGTATCGAGTCCACACGCGTACCTCGAGGTTCTTTGCGAACTCCCGCACAAACCACATGGGGGCTCCCATCTTTGCGTAGAACATCGCCTCGTATTTGCGATATCCTGCTGCCTGCGACCCGTCATTGTTGCTAAAGTCGCTCTCGACCATCTCACCCGGCGTGGCGGCGATGATATCACCCAACTCTTCCCCCGACTTCCCGCAGGCGAACACAACTGTGTTCCCCTTGTTTAGGGGGTTGGCATGAGAGAGGGTGTACTTCATCCTCCGCTGTATCTCCATGACTACACACCCCGTGAGCATATTGTACATATCAGTTCCCTGATATACAACACGGGGTTGCGCGCCGTGATCCTTCAAGAGCGTCTCTTGTTTCGCGAACACGTGTTTCGTGTTCCCCTCCCACCTGAACTCCCCGGACTGCATAGCAGCCAGCAGACGCTCGGCCTTTGCGGGTGTGCACAGAAGTACATACTCGCGCATCAGGGCGTCATCAACCCGTATAACGGGGTGATCGCCCACTTTTTCCATGAGAAGAGCGTGGCCCTTCTTAAAATGGTCCATGTCCGCAGCAGCGGGGGCATGGTCGCACCTCTTCTTCATGGCATGTGCCGTGGCGCCCGCCGTATTGGACGGGACGGTGATAGGGACACCGGCCAGCAACGCGCCCTTGGCGACACCGGGTTTGAATCCGGTCTCGTCCTTGACTCGCACGACGTTGCAGGTGGCTCGGATGTTCGCGAAAGCAACCTCGGAGTCATAGGTGCTATGGGCGTCCTGCGCCAAGCCATCGGGCTTCACCTGTGACCTAGAGAGATGTGCAGCCTTCATCTTAGGCAGCACTACTTTCTTGGTATCAGCAATGACGGGGTTCGTATCCCCGAATTTCATTTTGTTGTTTTATGGTTTGTTTGTTTGGTTGGTTGGTTGACT